TCCTCGGCCGAGCCGAGGATCGGTCGTGGTACGAGAAGCACGTCGAGGCTCGCGCCCTGTCGCCCAACGACAACAACAAGGGTGGCGTGTTCATCCCCGACACCTTCGCTTCGACGGTCATCCGGCTGGTCGAGTCCTACGGTGCGTTCCCCGCCCAGGCCAACAACCTGCAGATGGCGAGCGACACGCTCTACATCCCGCGTCGGACCGCCGGCAACACCGCGTACCACACCGGTGCCAACAGCGAGACGACCGTGACGGACATGGCGACCGACAACGTCCTGCTCTCCAGCAAGGAAGTTCGCGTCGGCACCCGCGTCCCGAACCAGCTGATCGACGACTCGGCCATCGACCTGGCCGGGCTGGTTGCTCAGGAGTTCGCCCTGGCGATCGCCCTGCGGATCGACGAGGACGGTTTCATCGGGACCGGGGCTTCCACCTACGGCGGCATCCGCGGCATCCAGTGGAAGTTTGAAAACGAGACGCTGACCGCTGGCATCCACGACTCCAGCCAGACGGCGGTCACTGCCCTGACGATCGACGACTTCGCCAACACGATCGCCAAGTTGCCGACCTACGCTTCTCAGAGCCCGACCTGCGGCTGGTACTGCACCCCGCAGATGCACGCTCTGGCGATGCAGAGCCTGGCCCTCGGCGGCAACGGTGCCATGGCCAACGAGATCGTGGACGGCGTTCGTCGCCCCGCGTTCATGGGCTGGCCGGTGTTCTTCAACAACGTCATGCGGAAGACTGCCGCCGCTACCCAGTGCGTGGCCCTCTTCGGCGACTTGAAGCGGTCGAGCCACTTCGCCCTCCGTCGGCAGGTTGCCGTGCGGGCGAGCACCGACCGGTACATCGAGTTCGACCAGACGTACTTCCAGGCCACGGTGTCCTACGACGCGGTGACCTCGGACGTTGGCGACGCCAGCAACGCCGGTCCGGTCGTGGCCCTCATCCTCTGACCCAAGCACCACAAGGAACCCTGAACCGTGAACCATCTCCAGAACTCTCGTTCCGTGGTCGCCCTGACGGACGCTACGGGTCTCGCTTCGGCCAGCACGCTGACCGTGGCGGTCGATTGCCTCGGCTACGACTCGCTGTCGGTGGACGTGGGCTACCGCTCGATCGCCAACACGGCGGCTCCGAGCGTGGTCTCGCTGAAGCACAGCGACACGGACGGCAGCTACGGCACGATCGCCAGCCTGATCCAGAACACGGATTACACGCTGGCTGGCGTCGGCAACACGGCGACCGTCAACGTCAGCCGGTTCGAGGTCAGCACGAAGGGCCTCAAGCGTTACGTGCAGGTCTCGGTCACGCCGAACGCGAACGCGACGAGCAACGCGAGCAACAACACGGTGGTGGTGGCGGCCCGTCTGGGTCGCGGCGAGTCTGGCGTCGATTCGGCGTCGGACGCGAACGTCACCAACCGCGTGGTCCTGGGGTGAGTTTGACGACAACCTGAAACGAGGTTTGCCGTGGGCGCGGCTGCTTCTCCGATCGCCGGCATAAAGCCGGCTGTGCTGAATACTGGCTCGGGGCCGGTTCGCGTGCATTGCGCGATGTCGGTTCCGAGGCTGGGCTGGCAGGATCACATGTTCTGTTGGCCCAGGGGTCTCATCCCCTACGGCGTCGCACCCGTGCGGCTGGAAGGGGCATTCTGGGGCCAGTGCCTCGAGCGTGTCATGACTGACATGATCGAGAACGACCCCGAGCCTGACGGCCCGCCGCTGTGGATTCTGACGCTCGACTACGATTCCATTTTCCAACCCGATGCACTACCTCGTCTGCTGACCTACGCGACGGCGTCGGACTACGACGTGGTGGCTGCGGTGCAGATGAAGCGGCGCCACGACGAGCCGCTGTTCACGATGATGTCGGAGGACGGCACGCGGGCCGGGAGCATTGGCCGCGACCAGCTGATCTATCACAACATCATGCCGGTGAACACGGCTCACTTCGGGTTCACGCTCATCCGAGCGTCGGCCCTGAAGAAGCTGAAGCACCCGTGGTTCCTCGGTAGGCCAAACGCAGATGGCCGGTGGGACGACGGCCGGATCGACGACGACATCCACTTCTGGATCGAGGCTCAGAAGGCCAGGCTGAAGTTGGGCGTCTGCCCTCGGGTGGCTCTTGGGCACGCCGAGGTCTGGTTCAAGTGGCCCGATGTCAACATGCAGCCGTTGCTCCAGCATCCCGGGGATTTCTGGGATCGAGGCGGGCAACCCCCGGACAAGGTGTGGCAATGAGCAGCACGCAATACCCAACGGTCTCGGTGCGGATCACTCGACCGGTCCGCACCTACAAGACGGGTCAGGTCGTGGACGTGACTGGCGGCCTGGCGGACATGCTGGTGCGTTCTGGCTACGCCGTGCGTGACGAGCAGCCGCAGATCAGGTTCGCCGTAGCTGACGAGCCGCAGGAGGTCGAGCGAGCCGAGTCACCCTACGCCAAGGCTGGGAGGCGACGCCGTGCGGGCAAATAGCAATTACCGGTCGCTCGTCGTGGCGACCGCGAGCGGGTCAGGTGACCGGCCTGTGTCGGTGGCGGACGCCAAGGAGCATCTGCGGATCGTCGATATGACGACCGACGATGACTACATCGGCGTGCTGATCGACACGGCGACCGCGTGGTGCGAGGACTACTGCGACCGCACCTTCGCCGATAAGACGTACACCGTGGCGTTCGACGACTTCGTGGACTTGCGGATTGGGCTTCCGCGCCCGCCCGTCCGCCTGAACGCGACGGCCGCGAGCGCCACGGTGACTATTTCCTACGTGGACCAGGGGGGCACCACGCAAACACTGACGTGGGCGCAGTCTGGAACGCAGCAGTTCCGCCTAGACCGCGACCACGTCCCTTCGCTCGTCTACCCGAAGTATCTGGAGAACTGGCCGAGCGTGCGGCTCGACGACAACAGCGTGCAAGTGACGTACCTGGCTGGCTACGGTGGAGCGGCGAATGTGCCGACGCCGGCGAAGCATGCGATCAAGATGTTGGTCGGTCACTGGTACGCGAACCGGGAAGCCGTGGGCAGCGTCGGCCGTGAACTGGAAATGGCCGTATCGGCCCTGCTGGCCAACCTCCGCTGGAGGCAGTACGCATGAGTCTCGAGGGACGGATCGCGATCGACGTGGGCTACACGGATTCGGCGACGAGCACAGCGGTGCAGAGCGTCCAGCGGATTTCGCTGACGAGCACGGACGCCTACACGTCTGGCAAGGTGGTGGTTGTCGCTGGCACCTGCGGCACGGCTTCTGTGGCGATTGCTGTGGCCCCCAGCACGTACCGGGACGCAGACGGATCGCTCGTCACGCTCGCGGCAGTGGACCGGTTCGCCTTCGCTGCCTCGGCTGCGGCCCGTTGTGCAGAGGCGTCCGGGTCGGGGGCGGCGATCAGTTCCGCGAGCCGTGTTGCGTTGTCGGATGCCCGTGGCGGCGGCACGGCGGGCTTCAACGTCTCGGCGTACTCGGGGACGGCGAGCTTTACGCTGGTGGTCGTTGGTACATGAAGACGGGCACGCTCAACCGGCTGGCGACGATCCAGACTCCGACGGAGTCGGCCAACGCCATCGGCGAGCCGATCCTGTCGTGGGCGACGTTCGCTACTCGGTGGGTGGGCATCATGCCGCTGTCGGGATCAGAGAGCGTGTCGGCCATGGCGACCGGCTCCGACGTAACCCACAAGGTGATGCTGCACTACACGCCGGGGCTGAAAGCCAAGATGCGGATCGTCTGCGAGGGTCGCACGTTCGAGATCACCAGCGTGGTGGAGCGCGGCTACCGGGCCGAGCACGAGCTGCTGGTGGCGGAGGTGACGGACTAATGGCCTTCCAAGTCAGCGCAAGTGCATCGGACATCCAAGACGTTCTCAAGCGTTTTGATGGGCTGCGGATTGGCGTGCAGAAGAAGTACCTGGGGGCGAGCGTCAAGAAGGTGACGAAGCCGTACATCCCCGAGGTCAAAGCCCTGGTCGCAAAGGGTCCGACGGGCAACCTGCGGCGGTCGGTGGGCGTGCTCACGGAAGCCAAGGTTCGCGGCAAGACCCAGACGGCCGTCCTCGGTTTCCGCCGTGGCGAGAAATTCAAGAAGGGCGGGCTCGGCTACCACGCCTGGTGGATCGAAAACGGCGTGAAGGTCCGCAAGCCGAAGAACGCATCCATGCTGCGGGTGCCAATGACGATGGCCAAGCGGTATCCGTACTTGATGGGCAAGGTGGCTCTGATTGGGGCGGAAGGCGGCGGGGCTGCCTACTTCCCCGAGGTGGCTGCCGTCCCCGGCACGGGCAAGTTCGGCCAGTGGGCGGACAGGACGCTGCCGCGGATCAGGGACGAACTGATTCAGGAACTCGGCCGGGCGGTGGTGAAGGCTGAAGCCGAGAACGCCCGCCGCGATGCCAAAGGGAAGTGATGCCAGCCACGACGTTCATCGACGAATCCCTGCTGCAGCTGCTGTCGGTCTCGGCCGACATCGCAGCGTCCGTCGGCTCGCGGATCTACGCCGTGCAGGCTCCGCAGGGGACGGCGCTGCCGTGCCTGGTGATCGACCGCCAGGACGCCAGCCGTGGGCCGTACATGCACATGACCGGCATGACCGGGATCACTCGGACGACGTACACGGTGTCGTGCATTTCGACCCGTCTGGTGGACTGCCGCAACCTCGGGCGAGCGGTCAGGGCAGCCTTACAATTCAAGCGGACGGCGGCGGTTCGGCTCGTCACGGTCAAGGACGAAAACGACCAGCAAGAGCCAGCCAACCCCGGCGACCAGACGCCAATCTACCGGACGGACCTGACAGTCGAGATCACACACTCGGAGAGTTGAACATGGCTGCTGACATCGGACAGGGCACCTACGTTTCGTTCGGCACCGCGCTGCACACCGCGACCGGCTACAAGATCACCGGCGTCAACCACAACGGCATTACGCGGGCCGTGGCCGATGCGACGCACATGCTGTCGTCGGTCAAGGAGTTCGTGGCCTCGAGCATCTACGACCCCGGCGAAGTCTCGGTCGAGGTGCTGCACGACCCTGCCGTGAAGCCCGTCGCCGACCTGGCGAACGTCGCCACCAATCAGGTGGTGAGCGTGTACTGGGCCAACGGTGGCACGGCCGTGACGCTGTGGTCGGCGTTCGGCTACATGACCGGCTACGAGGCTGGTGCCCAGATGGAAGACATGCAGTCGGGCTCCGTGACGATCAAGCTCTCGGGTGCCCTTGGTTGATTGGTGTGACGCAGGGAGGCGCGCATGGCTCTGAGTCGTGATGAGTTCTTCAAGCGGAAGCGTCCGCTGCCCAAGGTGAAGGTGCCGGTGCCCGAACTTGGCGAGGACGCCGAGGTGTGGGTCACCAAGTTCACCAGCCGGATGCGGAACCGTTTCGAGGAGATCGCCACCGGCGGCAAGGTCGGCGGGTCGGTCAACCTGAAGAACGTGTCCGCGAAGGTCGTGGCTTTGTCGTGCGTTGATGACGACGGCAAGGCGTTGTTCACCGAGGCGGACGAGGAGCGAATTGGC